TTGTAGTTGGCACTGCGTTGCGCAAGGGGATTGCCTTGCCCGATGAAATTGATGGGCAGTGGGGCACCTTCTTTGAAGATTGCGACCTTGAAGGGCACTCGCTGGTTTCTTTCTGCAAAGAAGCGTTCACTTCAGCGATTGATCATGGGGTGGCGGGCATTTGGGTGGAGTACCCGAAGCTGCCTGCGGGGCTGACGGCAGAGGATGAGCGGCGCATCAACCCGCGCCCGTACCTCGTTTTGATGAATTTCGACCAAATTCTTGAGTGTCGGCACGATATTTACACCGCAGAGGTGCTTGGGCGCACTCTTTTCGGGGCTTTTCCGACGTATTTGCGTGTAAAAACCGAAATTCGCCGTCAAAGTGCGACAAATGAGTTCTTTGAAGAGGTTTTGCCGGCCGTAATCGTGTATGACATCGCTCGCGGGGAATTTTCTGAGCTGAATGATGTTATCGAATTCATCCCGAACGCTGACGGGGCACAGCAAAGAGTGCGTTGCCGCACTTATGTGAAGCAAAATACGCCTGGTAACACCGATAAGTACGTTCTTGACAACACTTCTTATCTCTCGATCCCGTTTATCCCGTTTGTGCCGGTGTTCGGGGGCAAAAAAGAAGCCTATTTCCGCGCACGGCCTCTTCTTCTTGACATTGCACGGCTAAATCTTCATCATTGGTCGGTTTCCGCTGATCTTGCAGAGTCGATTCACCTGACCGCATCGCCGATTCTTACGGGGACCGGGGTGCGGCCTGACGATGAAGTGAAGGCGGGGGCTGGGCGGGCGCTGTTTTCGCAAAACCCTGACGCTCGTTTCAACTTGATGAGCGCCTCGATGGATGGGGCGCAGGTTACTTTGCAGAATTTGCAGCGTATCGAGAAGTCGATGGAGCGACTTGCTGCAGTTGCAATGACAACTGGCAAAACTCAAGCTGAATCTGGCTTCGCTAAGTTGCTTGATCGCTCGCAGAGCGATTCACAGCTTGCAGTTTTGGTGCAATCTCTTGAAGATGCACTTAACAGAGCCCTGCTGTATGCGGCTTCTTACAGGAGCTTTCCTGAGGTTCGCGTGACAATCAGCAAGAACTTCATTCCCGTCAAGCTGCATTCGCAGCAAGTTATGGCTTACAGCTCGCTCTTTAAGGATGGCGTGATGCCGGTTGAGCTGTTCATGAAGATGCTGGAGGCCGGGGAGCTGTTTGAGGGGATCCCCGACTTCAACATCAAGGACATTCTTGAGCGGATGGGGATGACCGGGGCTGAAACGGCCAAGGATCTGCAGATCGGTGCCTATGCGGGCCAGGTGGACGGGCGAAGTGAGCGCCAGCAGCTTGACGTGGACAACAATGGGCCTCTCACGGAGGGGGCTGATAGAGAATCCACCGAGGGGGGTTTTGAAACATCAGAGGCCTGAGGTACAATTCACACACACTTGATTGACCCTCATGGACTTTGAGAACCTTGAGCAGGCGCTTGCCGCCATGAAAGACCTTGAGAGCCGCATGAACACTCTTGAGAGCGAGAATGCAAAGCTCAAGGCGACTCGTCAAGGACTGCAGGCGGATCTGAAGAAAAAGAAAGCCGTTGACTCGTTCCTGAAGGTTGCAGGTATCGAGTTGTCTCAGGACATGACAGAAGAGGAGATCGCCGAAAAGATTGTTTCTCTGCGTTCCGCACAGTCCTCTTCCGAGCAGTCGGACGGGGATGGCCTGGACGGGCTGAATCCCCAGTTCCCCTCGCAGCAGGCCCCCCAGAGCGCCCAGCAGCCCCCTCAACAGCAGCAGGGGTACCAGCAGCCGTCCGATGCGATGGACGCTGCTATCAAGGCGCAGATCGCCTCTCTGAAGCGGCAGAACGAGGAGCAGAAGAAGATGCTGCAGCAGATCACCGAGGAGCGCGACAAAGAGCGTGAGCGCCGCCGTGCTGCACGCCTGGAGCAGAAGGTGATGGATGAGTTGTCGAAGGTTGATTGCCGTCGCCCGAACCATCTCTACAAGCTGGAGCGCGAGAACTTCCGTCTTCTTGATGATGAAGAGACGGTGGTGTACGGGTCGCAGGACGAACCGATTGCGCTGCGTGATGCAATTAGCCGGCTGCGTGAGGATGATGAGTATTCCGTGTACTTCAACGGGTCGGGGGCCACTGGTTCCGGCCTGTCGCCTGCACGCACGATTGCTTACACCTCCAGCAATAACCCGTTTGCGTCAGGCTCGGCCAATGCAACGCAAGCCGCTGAGCTGTTCAACAAGAATCCCGACAAGGCGCGGCGTCTGATGAATGAGGCCAGGGCTGCCGGGAAACTTGATCCGGTGATGGGGCGTGCATTTGCAAGTTTGACCGCCTGATCTGCTCGGCGCTTGACCCAATGAGGCCCTCTGGTCCGCCAGGGGGCTTTGTGCTATGATTTTTTAGTTGAATCATTAGCCGGCCTTGAGAAACGACAACTTTTTTCGTGAAAACCGTCGATACGGGCGCAGAACCGTATCTCGATGGGGGTATTCTTCAAGGTCTAGGGGTGGGGGTAGAAGTAAAAGGTCTACGTCTTCCGGCTCGCGTTCTTATTCTTCGTCGGCTTCCGTCACTTCGGCTTCTGCCGTGACCAGCTCTTCCGTGTTGCCAAATTACGTGCCAACCGTCAGCTATAGCAGAGGGCCAAATCTTGAAGGCCTTGGGGCGTTTTTTCTAATTATGTTGATGGTCATTGGTTTACCGCTGATTGTATTGACGCCTCTTGCTGTTATTTTCGCCCCGCTCTTCTTTGTCGGTTGCATCGTTTGTCTTCTGATTGGCTGCCTGAAGGGGTGACTTGATTTTCGTTTGGCGGCAGCCTCTCTATGCTGCAGAGAGGCTGCTTTTTTGTGATGCCGCTCAAAAGAGGGAAGTCGCAAAAAACGATTTCCAGCAACATTCGCAAGTTGGTGGATGAGGGCTACAGCCAAAAACAGGCTGTTGCTATCGCCTACAACAGTGCTGGAAAGTCTCGCAAGAAAAAACCTGCACGCAAAAAGCGTTAAGCCAATGGCCAAGCGAGGACTTTACGCAAACATTGCAGCCAAGCGCAAGCGCATTGCTGCCGGGGCAAAAGAACGCAAGGCTCGCCCTGGCGAGAAAGATTACCCTGAGAAGGGCGCATTTAAGCGTTCTGCAAAGACTGCCAAAAAACGCACGAAAAAGTCATGAGCGTTCCCGAGCGAGTCAAAAGCAAGATGAAGGAGCTTGGGCTTTCTGGCGTAAACAAGCCGAAGCGCACTCCAAATCACCCCACTAAATCACATGTGGTGATGGCGAAGCAGGGGGAAACCTATAAGGTTATCCGCTTTGGGCAGCAGGGGGTTTCCGGGGCTGGGAGCAATCCGACCAGCGAGAAGGAAAAGGCGCGGCGACGCTCTTTCAAGGCTCGCCATGCCAAGAATATCGCAAAAGGCAAGCTTTCGGCCGCCTATTGGGCCGATAAAGAAAAGTGGTGATCAGTTTTCTTTTAGTACAATCCAGTCCTTCAGCTCTTTAATGTGTGCTCGCAGCTCACTTGCTTTTTGAAGGTGCCACGGGTTTTGTGTTTGAAAGTACATGGTGTTATGAGTATCAATAGCTTTTAGCGCTGCCTTGATGAAGGCATTCCAGGGTTCGCGCTCTGGTGTATTGAAATCCCTTGCTGACATTGCTAGCAAAGCCTTAATGTTTTCTTGGCTATCTTGAAGTAGAGCACCCTTGCTTCCGACCCATGACTTACAAGACTGATCGTAATGTGATCGGGCGGCAAATTACCTCTGCTGCAGAGGAAGTTGTCACCGCCATTCGTGTTGCCTATGACGCCGGCCTGGGGCTGACCGTTGTGGCTCCTGCAGCGTTTACCGCTGATCAGATCAAAGAGGTGTTTGCTGGCCTGCCAACCGTGACCGGCACGCAGACCCTTGACGTGAGTGGCTGTGCTGGTGTTGGCGACCTTGTTGCCACCGACGACGATGCTGCTATTGCAAAGGGCTGGACGATCACGCTGGTCTGATAGCCGCTACCGAGGGTAAAAGCGTCTGGCTGTAACGGTTGGGCGCTTTTTCTTTTGCTTTTTGGCGCACGGTCCTGCTATTATGCGATTGATAGCGATCCCGGCTGCAGTGCTTCTGGGGTTCGTGGCTGCGGCAGTGCCGCAAACCTTTTCGTCCGAGTGTTGAGAGTGCGCCTGGCGGTGCCAGCCTCGTCTCTTTCGGCAGTGCCGAGCTTGCGACAACCCGCAAACCATCTACCTCGCAAGAGGCAAAAACAATGCTGCTCGCTGGCGTTCCTTTCATTCCTCAGCTCTTCCTTGAGTATCAACAGGAAGAGATTCAAGATCGCAATGCTCTGGCCACCTCTGGCCTGATGGTGACTAATGATGCCATCCAGGCTGAATTTGCAAAGGGGGGCAAAACCATTGATCTGCCGTTCTTCGGCGATCTCTCTGGTGACTCCGAGATCCTCGATGACACCACTGGCCTGACCGCCGCCACCCTGGCCGGCGATGTGCAGACCGGTGTGCGCAACGTTCGTGGTCGTGCCTGGAAGGCTTCTGACCTGGCCGGTGAACTGGCTGGTTCTGACCCCATGCAGGCGATTGCACGTCGCACCGGTCAATACTGGGTGCGCGACATGCAAAAGACCATGATCAATGTGCTCAAGGGTCTTTTCGTGTCCGGTGGTCCCCTGGCCACCAGCCACAGCGTCGGTGGCACTGGCACTGCTCTGAGCCAGGGTCTGATGGTGGACGGTATCGCCAAGCTCGGTGATGCCGGCCAGGAGCTGACTGGCGTGATCATGCGCTCGCCGGTCTACTACGCCCTGATGAAGCTCGACCTGATCGAGCCTGCCAGCACCACCAGCCAGCTCGACACCCGCCTGTCGGCTCAGCGGCTGGAGCTGGGCACCTACCTGGGTCGCCCGGTGTTCGTGGATGACACCCTGCCGACCGAGGCCGGCACTGGTGATGGCTCCGGCAAGACCGCTCATCACACCTACTTCTTCGGCCCTGGTGCCTTCGCTTATGCGAATGCTCCTGCCAAGACTCCGGTGGAAACTGATCGGGACTCGCTGAAGGGCATCGACTACCTGATCAACCGCACCCACTACCTGATCCACCCCAACGGGATCTCCTGGGTTGGCAATGCGGCTGGCAATGCTCCCACCAACACCGAACTCGCTACCGGTGCCAACTGGAGCAAGGTGTTCACCGATGACCGCAACATTCGTATCACGCAACTGCGTTGCTACGTGTGACCCATCAGCTATCTGATAGCTGATTAAACCTAGCCCCATCGGCATCTAGTATGCTGGTGGGGCCTTTTAATACCTAGCCATGTCGATTGCAACTTTTCGCCTTGCCCGCGAAGCCGAAGAAGCAAAGCTGAAGGCAGCTCAGGAAACTGAAAAGCCTGCAGAGCCTGCTGTTAAGCAGCCGGTGGAGGAAGTAAAAGTCACTTCGACTGCTTCCGCTAGCATGAAAGCAAAGCCACGGACTACCACTCTTAAGAGTGATTCCTGAGTACAAGAGGTGACAAATGGCCTTCGTTTCAACGCTCGGGGCGAGTGACGCCAATTCCTTCATTAGCGTTGCGAGGGCCACTTCACTTCTCGGGGAGCTTCCGTCTTCCCCTGGAATTTCATCCTGGCTTGCTCTTGTTGATTCGGCAAAAGAGAAGACTCTTGTTGCTGCTTCAATGGTGATCAATCCATTGAAGTGGAAGGGTACTGTTGCCACCTCCGATCAATCCCTCGCCTGGCCTCGTTTCATCAAGATTGATGGACGTGTTCTGCCAAATGATGAGCTGCCGCTTGATTTTGAGATTGCGGTAGCATACATGGCAGCGTTTTTGAGCACCACTGGGGGCTATACGGGCATCCCAGCGGACAATGATGGTGGCGTGACGTTGCGTCAGAACGATCAATATTCAGAGGTTGAGCTTGGCAGCGGTTCCCTCCGTGTTAAGTACAAGGAAGATGACTCCGCTCAATCGGGCTTTGAGTTTATACCTCCATTTGCGATGGACATACTGTCCAAATACATTATTGATAGCAGTTTTAACCAACCGGTTGTTACAAGAGACAGTGTTGCTCGTGTTGATCCGTTTTATGCTGCAGGTGCATTTCGGGGGCGACGTATAAGATTCTCCGGCGGGCAAGTTTTTCCGGTCTATGGTGGATGGGCGAGCAATCCGCTGTGATAAATCATGTCGCTGGTCGATCAGGTATTTGGCGGCATTCCTGGGCCACTTATTCAACAGTGGGGGATTTCTGCTGTATATCTGAAGGCTTCTGTTAACCAGCAGTACGATCCCACCACTGGGACCGTGATGGGGTGCGAGCAGGAGATTCCCGTGAAGATTGTTCCCACGCAACTTAGGCCGGAGGAGGTGCAAGGGTTCTATCAGATGACCGATGTAAAAATACTGATCTCTGCCTCGTCGCTCGGCTCTTATTATCCACAGACAACTGATTCAATCCGCTACTCGCAGGATGGCATTGAGAGAACCGCCAAAATTATTGGCATGATGTCCTATAGGGGCGATAATCCTATACTGCATGTAGTTGTGGCGAGGTTGAGTTAATGGCAAGAAAGCCTTTGTCTCAACTTGGGCGTGACGCACGGTATCGGATCAATCTTGCCGTCAGGAAGGCGGCGGTTGAGATCATGAATGATTTAGCCGAGGCGGGGCCTGTTTATAGCGGGGAGGTTCGCGATAGTTGGATCGCGATTCCAGTTGGCACTGGGGCCAGGGGAAATGTTGGTGGTGGCTATCCATATACGCTTTCGCAAGTGCCTCAACTTTCTACGACTGTCAGGGAGCTTGGCCGAAGAGTAAAGTTTACGATTGAAAATACTGCTGCACACGCAGAGTATGCGCTCGACCTAAGAGAAGGCGTGTTCATCAAGCCCGAATATGAAAGAGAGTCGCCAATGCCGGGCAATACACTTGAGGTTGGTACAAGAAGCAATCCCAGCTTTCGTGGCGACATTGATATTGGCGGAAGCACTTCGTCTGGGAGGCCGGGCAAAGCTGAAAGTAGTGCACCACTTGATTGGTATGTAAATTATCTTGATGGCGGTGGATTGCAGGATGCTCTCGCTCGTGGCGTTAGGCTTGGTTTTGGTAGTCAAGCTGTAACAGCGGAGGAATAATGACTGATTATCAAAAAATTCGTGCTGCCATTGAGGCACCGCTCCTGACTGCATTTAATTCGCAGATTCCGCCTGTTCCGGTTTATTTTGACAATGTAACCGCCGTTCCGCCAGATCCGCCAAAGGAGTATGTCAGGATTAATGTAACTTTTGGGCTGATGAGTGAGTCTTCGATTTCCTCCTCGCTGGACAGATCTCGCGGCTCTCTTGTTATTCGTTGCTTTGCGCCCAAGGGCGGTGGACCTGCAAGGTGCCAAGAGCTAGTTTCTATTGCAATTTCCGTGGTCAAGCAGCTAGGGCAAACCAAGAAAACCGATGGCTCTGTTTTTGTAAGGACAAAACAAATCAATGGGCCTGTTTTTGCTGGTGACAATACCGAGCAGCTTGAACCTAGTTACGCTGGTTCATTTCCGCATTTTGTTGGGCGAATCAATGTTGGCTGGGAAGCAATTCTTCCTTGTGTCTAGTCATTTTGTTTGATGGCTAACCTGTGAGTAGTCGGGCAGTGCCCGCATTGCCGTCTTTTCCGCAAAAACAATGTCTTGCGAAACCACTGTCCTGACTGGGACTTCTGGGGCTTTTTACTACAAGCCCGCCGGCACTGAAGTGTGCCTGGCAGCCACTGCTTTCCCTGCGACTGGTGCAAACATTCAAGTTGGCACCTATCAGGGTTTCCGTGTTGGTGATCCCGTGACTCTGACCTATCCGGTTGGCGCTACCGTTACCGACGCCATTCCGGCTGATGATTACTTTGTGCTGACTTATGATGCTGCAACTGGCGTCATGACTCTTTCTGCCACCAATGGCGGCAGTGCCGTGACTGCCACTGCACAGCCTTCTGGCTTTGGCAGCCAGACTGCCAGCATCAAGTACACGAACTTTGAGCTTCTCGGCCAGGTTCGTGATTGGAGCTTTGAAATCACCCGGAACGAGATTGACGTTACCACCATTGGTACCGGCAGTGGCCAGTATGCTCCCTTCCGTCGGTTCGTGACTGGTTTCGCGGATGGTACCGGCAGCGCCACGGTTTATACCACCGAAGATGATGCTTCGATGGCAAACCGCATGATCGAAGACGTGATTCAGCGCAAGCAACTTGGTGCTGGCGTCAAGCTCTACATTGATCAGGTGTTTTCCGGTGGCACCGTGAGTGACACCCTGAGCCGCTATATCGAGTCTGCCATCGTGCTGACCTCAGCGAGCCTCAATGTCAACCCGGACGATGCTCAGTCTGTGACGATTAACTTCCGTCCTTCTGGCGCACCGACCTTTGACCTTGTGAAGACCGCTTGATTTTTTAATCAAGAATCCACGACGGCCCCCTCGCAAGAGGGGGTTTTTAATGCGTTGCTATCATGACGCAAGACGAGGGGCTCAATTGTGTCGATACAGCCAGCAAAATACAACCTCTCGGTTCAGCGGCGGGTTGATTACAAGCTGCGTATCACGATCAAAAATCCAGACGGGACCGGGATGGACCTGAATGGGGCAACTTTGTACGCTCAGGCGTGGGACAAGGCGAGAGCAACGCAATATGCCGAGTTTGGCATTACTTATGTTGACAGGGACGAAGGAATTGTCGAAATTACATTAGATTCCACCGATACAGAATCTCTTCCGTGTGAGTCGTTCTGGGATTTGATGCTTGAGGATTCAACGGGCTTCAAACAGTATTATCTTGAGGGCATGGTTTACACGTCCCAGGGATATACCGAGGCTCCTGCCCCATGACACAGATACAAATTGTTCAGGAGATCGTTGAAATTATCGCTTCTCAGGTTGATCCGCCTGAGATCGTAATACAGGCTCCTGCCGTACCGGAAATTGTCATCGAGGCGGTTGGGGCGGCGGGACCAGTCGGGGCAACTGGGGCCACCGGTCCTGCTGGTGCAACCGGTCCTGCTGGCACTGGGGAAACCGGGGCAACTGGGGCGACGGGTGCCGTTGGTGCCACTGGGGCGACTGGAGATACTGGGGCAACTGGGGCAACTGGCGCTCAGGGCGTAACCGGACCTACGGGGCCCCAGGGCCTGGTGGGCGATACCGGCTCGACTGGTGCCACTGGTGTGGCTGGCGACACTGGGGCAACTGGCATCACTGGCGCGACGGGTATTCAGGGGATCCAGGGCGAGCCTGGTGCAACTGGTGCAACTGGTACGTCTGGCGCCACCGGTCCTCAGGGTGCAACTGGTAGCACGGGGCCTGTTGGGGCCACTGGTATCCAGGGTGCGGTTGGCTCCACTGGGGCGAGTGGCCCTGTTGGCGAGACGGGCCCTGTCGGCGCCACTGGTGTTACTGGGCCTATTGGCGCAACCGGTGTTACTGGTGCGACGGGCATCCAGGGGCCTATTGGCGAAACCGGTCCCATTGGGGCCACGGGGGCTGTTGGCGCCACCGGGGTAACAGGTGTAAGCGGTGCAACGGGTGCTGTCGGCGAAACCGGTCCCGTAGGTGCGACTGGGGCAACTGGCGCCATTGGTGCAACTGGCCCTGGTGGCACATCAGTTTCAATCATCGGATCAATTGAAGATGTTGGCGCTGATCCGCAGGCAGCTCTCGATGCAGCGTTTCCTGATGCCGAAATTGGTAATGGTGTTATTGATCAAGCGGCGGGTGATCTTTGGATTTATGACGGTGCGCAGTGGGATAATGTTGGTGAAATTGTTGGTGCAACCGGGCCTCAAGGGGCAACCGGTGTAACCGGGCCGATTGGCGCGACAGGGGCGACCGGTGTTGTTGGTGAAACCGGGCCTGTTGGGGCGACTGGTGTAACCGGTGCCACGGGTGTTATCGGTGTGAGTGGCGCCACTGGGCCCATTGGGGAAACCGGGCCTGTTGGCGCTACTGGTGCCACGGGGCCCGTTGGGGCTAGCGGCCCTGTTGGCGTTACGGGAGCTACTGGTGTT